GTTCAATAGTATCTGAGAGGACACTCCAGTCTACCTGATAAGCAATGCCACTTCTCGAAGCTACAAATCCATCATTTTGATCGATGGAAGTTAGCGTTGGAAGCTCATCAAAATATTTACCCGACATGCTATCTTCTCCTAATTATTATAAACTGAAGTAGGAACCATGAGGGGAAACTCCCCGTTCATACCTCCGCCAAACAGAATAACCTGACCATCCCCTCCACAAGCAAGGAACATTCTAGTTTCTGGAACCTCATCCCTTGTAGGACGGGCCCATCTCAAAGCGATAGCATCAGAAAGATCTTCAGGAGGGTGATTCTGCGGGTGATCCACAATGTTCCATTTTCCATCAGATTCTGAGATATGTACAAAAAGGCCAGTACCCGGCTCTCTCACCATCTGGCGATACGGATATTCAAAGCCTGATCTATCACAGATCGCTTTAGCTCTTTTCCCTTTTGCAAATACATCACTCATAATATCCTCAGTATAACATAAGAAAGAACCTTTAGAAACCTACTTTAATGATCCAATTGTCTCTTTCTCTGTCCTCATAATCTGCATCTTCCCACAGCTCAGCGAACTCTTGTTTTAACTCTAGGCGATACTGAGGGTCTATCCCTCTCCTGTCAAAAGACATTTTATACGCCAAACCTGCAATAATAGCTGGGTAATACTTCTGCTCTAGATCAATTTCTTGGCGAAGATTCGTTACAAACTGAGGTTTAATAGCTCCTCTAAACTTTAGTATCTCGTTACTAGTAGGAATAGGCCAAAGGTACACAGTTGTGCTATTTAGACCCTCATCTACCATATATTGAGATGGCTTACCGTATGTATTTTTTGTGGGATAATTAAGGTACTGGGTCCTATTTATCCTACCTAAGGCATAATCTGTGTCTGTAGAGACTAGACTCCACACCATATCGTATATAGCTTCGATAGAGGCTCCAGCTTCATAGGAAGCCACTGAGGACGAACACTGAATTTGCTTTTCTTTAATTCTAGAGATAGGTACTGACTTATTTGCTAAGGATTGTATTAGGTCATTTAGACTCTCTATAGCCTCCTCTGCATCTACCCCAGACATAGGCTCTCCTCCGCACTTCTTAGAAGCTCTACGGATTAGGTCATCTACTTTATAACTTAGGACGTGGTTACCTGAAGGTGTTGCCATTTAGTTACCTCTTAGGCTGTGACATATATACCGTTGCTACAGGGGTGTTTGCAGCTTTCCTAGCTCTAACATAAGGATATGTACCTTCTAGATAAGAAGCCCCCAACGGAAGAGCCAATGAGACTGTTACCGTTTTATCTGGGGATGCCTCTAGATATGTATCTCCTAGAGTCCCTGCAGTATTAATAAAGTTCATTCCCGGTGCGTACCCATTAGGCTGAAACCAAGCTCCATCCGCTCCTGCAGAAGTGGCTCCGTCAACTAGTGTAGTGTAATCTTTGCTCATTATAAGTTCCTTTACTTAGTAAAAAGGGGGGTTCCCTTGGTTGAGAACCCCCCGATAATAAAGGTATTTCTTAGATTGCCTAAGTGGTCCTTAGGGTTCTTTTCATAGTAGGCACTCTAACTCTACTAACTCTAAGAAACTCCTTATCCTTTACGCTCCGTTAGAACCGTACCATCTGCGCCAGTCAGACCAACCGAAGCTGTAACGCTCCCGTGCCTTATAGCGCCCGTTACCCGTATCGAAGTCACCTTCGTCTGCGGTAGACAGACCCTTACGAACAAAGTGCTTAGTACCATTCGGGCAATCTGTCTGGATGAACCAAGCATCAGTATCAGTAAATCTGTGATTAATGTGAGTACCTCTTGGGAAGTAACCACCACGCTTGAGAGCGTTCACATCGTTTACGTTCGTGATACCGTCCGTACCAGCAGTCGCCGTAGTCGTACTTAGATCCGACTTAAGGATCTGGAAAGCAGTGAATTGCAACTGCGGGGGAATGTGGAGGGAGAGCGGTGTAGCACCGATCAAAATACCTCTGTCTTCCTTAAACAGTGAGATAGCAATAACTGCGTTCTCCAGAGCCGTTTCTGAAAGGTCAGTCGAAGTTGTATTAGACTGAGTACCTGCAGAAAGGGTCGGGTGAGAAGCACTGAAGAGTGAAACACCATCCCCACCGGGTCGCGTAGCTGAGAAGCCTAGGTTAAAGGTTTGAGCGCCCTTAACTTGCTTCGTATTAGCCATAGCGTGACCAAGTGCTTTTGCTCTGATCTTAGCGAAGGTGCCATAAAGATTATCCTCTAGGGCTTCTTCTGTGATGGCAAATGCCAGTGCAATGGTCTCGTGGTCATACCTCGAACTCCAAAGCTCTTGCATGTCATCGTACTCGACTCCAGACCCTTCCAACTTGACAGGGGCCGTAGCCAGACCAGACATCATGGTTTCTTCTTCAAATGAACGCTTGGACTTCTCTGTTTCGTAGAGAACTGCGTGTTCATTATCGATACGCTTGTAAGCTGCCCCCAGAACCGCATTTAGGCCGGGGATCAGTTGTTTTTGGATATTACCTCTGTTAATAGCCATTAGTTAATCCCTCCTTAGCTAGGGTTGTTTACAAGATTAGGATTAAATCTTACACGTACAGGTGTAGAATCCGCATCTTCGTCAAATCCCGGTGCCAAATAAGGCCCCACGACTTGGAACATAGCAGCGCCAGCGGACACATCAGTACCCGTAATATCTAGTTCTGCATAGGATTGGCCAGAGTAGTCACCAGCACCTGTGCCTTGAGCCGAACACTTGGCAAAAGACCCAGACTGAAGCCCAGCGGCTCCAGAGGACGTTCTTGCAAGAATTAGGAACTCTTGGTCAGGATCATCGACTACTGCAACCAACGGCTGATTATAACCTCCATCGTAATACCCATCGGCAGCGCCCATGGATGTTCCAGACGGAAGGTGATTAGATTGAATCGTACCTCGGTCATTTGTGGCGTACTTAAAACCAACTGCTACGCCGGTCGGGGTACCCCCATTAGGACAGACAGAAACGGTCCCTCCAGCAACCCGAACTGGGTCACCTTTGTAGATAGCTTCTGCTTGACCGTTAGCAACAGGGTACCAATTAATACCACCGTTATTGGGTCTCGCACCACGCTTTCCGAGAGGAGTCAATCCACCTTTAATGTAGTTTGCAACTGAAACAGTCATTTTTCTTCCTCTTGTTTAAGGTCAAACACCATGTCTAACCTTCCTCGGAGACAGCTCCGATTTTAGCGGGTTTACGACCCGTAGTCGTTCTACTTTGACTTGTGTCCTGAATGGGCATAGCTCTATTCGAGTACTTCATGAGGGATCTGTTAACAGCTTGTTCTTGATCCACTGCAGTACCTTCGTAGTACTTTTGCCTTGCTTCGGACTTTTCAACGGGAATCCTATAAAGGGCTACGTCGCCGTTTATGATGACTCCTTCGATACGAGACACTTGGCCTCTTTCAAAATCTGCTTGAAGGTGTTCAGGGACTTCCTCGATATTGACTGGTTCCCAACCTTCTCTTACTTTCTTCCGTAGGTTCTTGGCATCTTCTTTGCCTCCAAGTAGGAAACGAACCCAACGTAGTTTTTGCCCTTGGCTAAGGAAGTGTTCAATAACTTCCGGATCCAACTCTAGCATGTCGGGCGGAATATACTGTACTTCTTTAGCAGCTTTCGCTCTTGATGTTGCTCTAGGCATTTCTTATTTCTCCTTTATTCTACACAATGTGTGTATATCGCGCAAGTACTCTTTAAAGTTCTGTCCATCCAGTATCAGAAACCTTAGACTTGGCTGCAGCGTACTCTTGAGGAGTTAGCCCCATTTCATCTGCCATTTCTAAATCCTCCGCAGAAAGCCTTACTTTATTAGCCTTCCTACGTGTAACTCCTTGTCGCCCTCGTCCGGCAACTACAGGTCTTTTCCCTTTAGCTACCTTTCTTTTCACTGGAACCTCTTCCTCTTCTTCTGGTTCTTCCTCGACTTCTTGCCCTTCGAATCTCTCAGCAAGCCTCTTATCAAGCTCTGAGTAGAATTCCTCTCCGTTAGCATCGTAACCTTCTTGGATAAGTTGATATGAAAGGTGCTTAACACCTTCAGCCTTAATCCGATCATCTACCGTAGAAGGTCTACCAAACCAAGAGTTATCGTCCATCCAATCTTGGGCAGCTTGGGGAACCTGTGGAGCAGGTCTTTGCACTGGAGCTGGGGCGGGTGCTCCTGTGTGTCTTTCAGCAGGGACATTATCAATTTCATAGTCCAAAGCCTTAAGGTACACACCTGCTTCTGTTAGTTCGTGAGCAAGCTTAGAGTGCAAGTCAAACTCACTATCCCTAAGAGCGTTCGCCTGTAGAACCTGTAGTTCTTTAATACGTTGGCTCACAAGAGACCTTTGTTGTTTTGCTGCAGAGACTCTGTCCGCTCTAGCCTTAGTAAGAATCTCACTTTGTTGCTGAGCTAGTCT